GATGTAGCAACACCCATCATAGGATCAGTAGCACCACTAATCTCCTTCGCATCCATTTCTGCCTTAGTTTCCATTGCAGCAATACTGCTCACTAAAGATAAGTGTGAATTACTCCACTGCTGCATAAAATCAGATATTCTACCCTTAAATCCAGGGATGTTAACCCATCGTCCTGTGGTAGATGCTTCATTCATTTCTTCCTGAGAAACTTTGTTCCCAGCAAAAACTCCACCACCACGCGGAGAACGATTAATAATATCAAGCATCTGACTTCTACGCTTATCCTTTTCTCTCTGCGGGTCTTTCATGTTTTCCACTAAGCCAAATGTTTCCACTGTGTCACCCATATCTTCAAAGTGATAGAAATAAGGAACTAAGGGGAATTGATTGTGCATATAAGGGTTTGGCTTCTTCTCCTGCAAAATGTGCATACCTGCGGTAATAGTGAGACAGGTCTTTGGTGCTACCCTGCTGATAACACCGAAGTCAGTCTGGGGTTGACCTTCAATACCAGCTTCGATTGCTTTTAATTCCACAATCTGCCTTCCAGCAGCACTCTTAGACTTAAACCCGTTAGGCGATATGCGACCAGTAGCCTTATTAATAATATAATGCTCACGCTCATAATAGCGATTCCACATTTCCACAACGCGAACCTTCCTGTGAGACTCATCTAAGTGATGTGCGGGACTAATCTCTTCTGCATTATTATAGAAAGACCCAATCTCCTGATTAACGCCTTCAGGCATGGTAATTAATTCGTTGACAGATGTTAAATCCTTCGCTGTGTCTGGAAACATCTTCTTTAACTGGTTAAGGGTCAGATACTTACTTCTTGCTAAATAATTCCAATCCCGCGTATCCTGAGTCTTAGCTTCTGGATCAATATGCACATTCGCCCAAGATTCCCGCTTAATCTTTACTTCACCATCATAAAACTTCCCTGGCTCTACACATACATCTACCCAACCCCTGCCAGTAATAACACCATCCTTAAAAACACGACTAAATAAGTTTTGCAGTTTACGGTTACGATCTAAATGATATAATAATGCAGTAGAAAGCATAGCTTCATTCTCATCATCAGATTCTACTGGTCTTGCCTTCCAAGATGAACGCCCCTGTCTCTCTACACCAGTAACCAGATTCACTTTAGGTAAGATGATGTTTAACTGTAAGGGCGGTCTGCCTTCTGCACGCAATTTCTGTAAATCCGAATCTTCCCACTGACCAGTCCCAAAACTACCTGTATAAAATCTCATAGACTCTTCCGCAGACTTAAACCAGTCGGAGTCATTCATTACCATTGCTTCAAATACTTCGTGAATCTCTTTTATATTCATGCACTCATCCAACTATTGCGTTTAGGTTTTAAAAGTCCCCATAGTCCGTAGTCATCACTCTTTTCAGTAGGATTATCACTATCTTCAACATAATGAACTAAATATCTTAAACAGTCCATTGCGTGATCGTTCTTTTTAACAGGTTCTTCAGGTAAATTTTTAGATTCAAAGCCGTGCTTGAGTTCTTTCCATTTATAATCAACGATTTCTTCTATTAAAGGTTTCATATTTAATTTGTTAAAAAACAACAACTTAGAGCGCATATTCTCATCCAATTTCAAATAAGTAGAAACTCTTTCAAACCCAGCACGCTTATCATTCCGCGCTTTTTCCCATTCAATGCCATATTCATACCACTCATCTGCAACACTATTTCCATCACGCTCTGTTCGCACAATAGAAGGATCAGCAAGGAAAGTATAATTCACATTTCGCTTTAATCTTCTCTCCACCTTTGGCACTAACATCTCTATAGTATGTTCACTCACATAGATTAAATCATATATATAAATCGTACCTTCTTCATCCGCTGCTGCAAATAAAATGGAACTCGGATTTCTGTAACCATAGTCATATACCACATAATGATTCCACCAATCAGGAATCTCAAAAGGCTTCACCACATGAGTCTCTTCCTTGAACTCTGGATAAACCAACCCCGCGAAATCATCCCAACTACAGTAAACATAACGGTTAACCCATTGATCTGGCATAGATAATAGATGCTTTACATAATCTGCTGGTAAATGGGGATTATCCGAGTGTAACTGCACTTCTGCATCAGTTTCTGGCGGGTCAAATCCAGGTTGCCAGGTCATAGTCTCAATTAACCTGTAACCACCTCTCTCCTTATTCTGCTTTTCCTTATCCTTCTTCCACCTTTTCCATACCCAATCATGCCCAGCAGGGTTACAAGTATGAAAACTACAACGCATGGCGTTCTTCCTACGCATCTGACCCGCTGCTGCTATAAATGTCTGCTCACTCATCTCTTCTATCTGATCGAAAGCAAACCAACCCAGATTCATTGACTTAATACGCTGTATAGAGTCCCTGGAGTCATCTAACGCCATGTAAACAATCTTAGACCTGTTCTTAAAGATAATTTCTCGGTCTTGGGCGCGATGCTTCTGTATAAAACCCTGACCAAGATCGAGCAACTGGATTAATGTGGACTTCTTGAAAGAATCCAACACCTTTCTACCCATTAAACCCATATTTCCCTGAAATCCCGCACTCTGATGGATAGCTTCCATACACATAGCTTCTGTCTTACCAGTACCCAACGAACCAGCCATTACCTGATGTTTACTCCATCCAGTAAACAAATGATACTCTTCCTGATGATCTAATGGCGCAGTTATATTCCCTTCACCATCCCTATAAGATATATTTACATCCACTAAGCCTGACTCTTATACCATAATTCCCAATCTAACGGGAGTTTACCGTTCTTATCCAATTCAAATAACTCTAACGCAAATGTTGTTGCCTCTTCAGCTAACAGTGGCGATAAACCATACGATGTACGCAAAAACATAGAATATATGTCCCTGGGGGTCATGTAAACATTGCTTTTTATCGCGTCACGCTCTAAGCGATTCAGTTTATCTTCATCTTTTTTAATACGGCTGCCCTATCCTTTGGAGAAGTTCCCGAAACCACTACATTCACCTGCGTATTCTGTTGACCAACCCGATCACGGTATTTGGCGGGGTTATGCGCCTTTAACTGGAAAATACGCTCAGTTACATTCCCAGGCTTGCCCGCCTGAGTGTAAGAGAGCTTTTCAAGTTCATCCAAGCGTTCAGTCATGAATCCATCTTGTATTGCTTTGACCGCCTGCTGAAATGCAGGGTCTGCTTTCATTGCGAACCTAACTGACGCTGGGAAATAACCCATCTCCTTAGCTGCGGGAGTGATAAAACCGTTGTTGGCAACCAAATATGTCAAAAACTTGTTCTTCTTTGCAGTAAACCGAGTCTTTAAGCCAGTCTCCTCTTGATATTCTTTCAGGAAAGAACCCAGATATGGATTGTCCTGTACGTTTTTCGTAGCCTGCTTAATAACTTCGGTCTTTGTTTTCTTTGCTTTTGGCATGTAAGTGTAACGAAAATATACACTTAGAGTTCCGATGAGTTCAACGCCACAACAAAAAAAAGTCTTTTAGGTCATAAAATATGTCTGGGGTACATAATACACCCCATGCCCATCTGCCGAAGCGTGTATGGGGGGGGTGGTCTGCTCGTCACTCTCTCGATCTCGTTACACCTTATTAATATTCCCCCCGATTTCCTATCTAATTAATGCCCCGTAAGTATAATAATATCAGGTACTTACCATTCACCGATGAGATGTGCTATGTGTTACTATATATTATCATTCTTACTTATCGTTTGTTTTCGTTACTTTTAGTTAGTAATATCAATCAGCCCACAGGGGGCGAATATGAACAGGTTAACAGGAGTAATAAACATGAGTAAACAAAAAACAGCAAAACGATTAAAGCGCATTAAAAACATAAAAAGAAAATTGAATACCCAAAGGAATACACCATATTCAACAAAATTGAAGCGCAAAAATAAATAACCCTTTTTTAATTGGAAAAGTTGGGGGTGCGGAATTGTCCTCACCCCTTCAAAGGAGAAATAACAATGAAACCAACAAAACAAGATAAGAGAGACATAGCAAGAACTATGAACTTATTGGATGAAACATCATCATATATTGAAGCATTGGTGGGTAGCAGTAATATAGAACCACATCATAAGGATATGTTTGATGCAATAAATGTCGCAAATGAATGGCTAGAAAGAATAATAAAGGAGAAATAAAATGATAATGTTTGATATAGCAGAATGGATAGCAAATCTATTAGTATTAGGTGTTGCTATTGTAATGTGGCCTATTGGTATTTTTATAGTTGCCATGTTATT